CATTTTTATAATATATTGAGAAATTATAATTATAATAAATTGTTTCTTGTTATTTTAATCATTTTTCATATTAAAAATATATGTCAATAATATATATATATATATATATATATATATGCCAATTAAGAATACACTAAAACGAAAAAAAACAAGACAAAATTCCAAAACAAGAAAAAATTCCAAAACAAGAAAAAATAAAAAATATGGTGGCAATTTTGAGTACGTCACTAATTTAAGTGACATTGAAGTTAACGCTTTAAAAAAATATACACAAGGAAGTGATATAATAAATAAAATATTGAGAATTGAAAATAATTATAAAGATTTATATGACACTATGAATGAAATAGAAATTTACGATATAAATAAAGAAATAAAAACACAAATTGAAAATATTAATATTATTGATAATATTATGTTAACAAAAGCAAGTGTAGCAAAAGAAGATTTAATCGTATATAGAGGAACGATTAATACAAAAGATGATGCTCCATATTTAGATATCAATAAAGGTTATATTTCTACTTCTAAAACTATAAATGCTCTTGAAAAAAATAGCTATCGTTTTTTGAATGAAACCAACCAATGTTGTGTATATATTTATACAATAAAAAAAGGAGTTCCTTATATTAATTTATCAAAAATTAGTTATTTTGGAGAACAACACCAAGAAAACCAAGAAGAAATATTATTACCAAGAGGATTAAAGAGTACATTAACATCATTTGATGAAAAAACCAAAATTTTAGGTATTTCTTATAAAACTTACAATGTAACTATTGAATTGAATGAACAAGACAAATATGATATTGAACCAATTGAAAAATCACCACCTATAATTCAAATGATTGAAGTATTTGAAATAATAGATAATATATTAAAAATATCAGGATTTTTCTATAATTTAATGAAAAATGAAAGTTATAATAATGATGAGATAAATAGTATAAACGATATTTATGATTATGATGATAATGATGATATTACAGAAAAATTTGTAAAAAAAATCTTACTTTCATCAAATAATTTAAGAAATTTATTATATGAATATAAAGAATTCATATCTAATATAATAGAAAAGCTTATGGAATTAGAATTTTTGAAAGATGATGATAAAGAAGGATTGATTAAAACACAAGAAGAAGTGAAAAATTTATATGAACATAGGTATACAACTTGAAGTAATATAAGAATTAGAAAAGAAGATTTTCCTGAATTTCTACATAATGATAATATAATGATAGCTATTTGGAAAGCAGATAAAATGAAACAACATATTGAGAACAAATTTAATAAAAAAGGGTTCTTTATTTGTAAAAAAACAGATAATAAATACAAAAATATTTGTTTTGGAAAACCATTTAATTTTGAATATTTTATTGAATGTATCAAAAATAAAAAATTATATTTGATAGTGGTATGTATGAAGGAAATACCCGAAATTATTCTCAATTTAGAGGTTCTGATTTTTGGAATGAATTGATTATTGAAGAGTATTGATAATGTATTTTCCAAGATGATATGCGAATTTACAAGCAACTGCGTTTCCTATTTGCATAATAACATCTTTATTTGAACCATCTAAAATATAATTATCTGGAAAACTCTGTATTCGTTTTAATTCCATTATAGTTAATCGTCTAACTTCTTTATCATTATATTTAACTAAAGCATCATAACCATCTTTCCAATATCTCGCTGGAATAGTATAAGATGGTTTATCAAAATCTAACATTTGTGCTCCAAATCCAAAACCTTTTTCTTTATTAATGCCTTTTTTATTTTCTATACCTGCTAATGCTTTTTCACTTAAATAATATTTTTTATCAATTTCTTCTTTAGGTAATAATATTGTTTTAACAGGTATTCTGTCTTTTACTAATTTAATAATTGGTTCAGGTTCTTTTGGGATAATATTTAAATCCTTTCTAATTCCAATAATTATAGTCCGTCTTCTATTTTGTGGAACTTCAAAATCACTCGCATATAATTTATTAATTATACAGTTATAATTTCTATTTAATTGTTCCATTATAATATCTATTACATTTTCACCATTAGCCGTTTTTTTAGAAAGCATACCTATAACGTTTTCCATAATAAAAGCTTTTGGTTTGAAATAATCAAGATATTTAACATATTCCATAAATAAAGCATTTCTTGGGTCATTTTTATCCCTTTTTCCCGCAATACTAAAACTTTGACAAGGTGGGCCACCCACCAAGATATCAATTTGTTTATTATCTTTATTATATAATTCGTTATATTTTTCAGGAGGCAATTGTGTTAAATCTTCACAATATGCTTTATGTTCAAAATTTTTGTTATAATTTTCAACTGCTTTATCCCATATATCTATTCCAGCTATGATGTTTAATCCTGCGTCAGTCAACCCTTTTGACATTCCACCGCAACCACAAAATAAATCAATTACATTTAATTTAGTTTCTTTTGGTTCGTCTATAGTTGAACCATAGGATTGAATACAATTATCATAAGTTGTAGTATTATTTGTAGATAGATTTAAACCGCTGAATATTTCATTCTGCCCCAGAGGGGAAGAATTAAAATATTTATCGGTCATTGACAACGAAGAATGTGAACCCGCGGGTGCGGATTTAATTCTTCGTTGGTTTAATTCTAAATTAGGCGAACTTTTTACTACATTTACTATTTGCGTTGGAATGAAATTATTTTTAGAATTTATGAGTGTAATTAATTCTGATTTGTTTTTACTACTATATTTCTTGATTCCAAATTCTTTACATTTATCTAATAGTTGTTTTTTATTCATCTTGTAAATATTATTTTCTTCATTCATTTTTGTTATAGTTTCATTATTGGTTATATTTATTATTTTACTTATTTCATTCAATTTTTCTTCAACTGCCCTATCAATTAATTTTTTTAACTTGTCTGTTTCTATGTCACACGGTTTCTTTCGTTTAATATGTTGGTCATAATGAGATTTTTGAGAAAATATTTTGGCGCATTTTTCACAACTATATTTACCCATTTTAGTTATAAATAAATGATATTATGTTTTTATATTATTTGACTAAAACTACCTATTTTAGGTAGTTTTTTATATTATATTTTTACACCTACAATAATGTAGTGTTGAATAATAGTATATTAAATATAATATTATTTATTACCATAAATGGTTTGAACAATGTTCTATCAAATTCGTAACATTTTTCAGTAAGAGAATTCTCAACAAAAAAAGTAGTTAGGTTTTTGAAAATGGACATTTTAAAAATGTCCAATTTTGATTTTCTTGAGACAAATTTTTGTAAAAAAGTAGGTTGTTACCAGAATGGTTTAAAATCAAATTATTATAAAAAAATATGTTACGATAAAATTTTTATTATTTTTTGAAAAAAGGATTTAGGCATTTTTTTCTTTATCTAATATATATAAAAACGAATAATGAAGAATAATGCCGAAAATGCCGAAAATGCCGAAAATGCCAAATTCATTTGTAAAAAATGTAACTTCAAATGTAACAAACAAAGTAATTGGAACACCCATATATCTACCAATAAGCATTTAGATATAAAAAAAGATTTACCAAAACCTAAATCATATATATGTGATTGTGGCAATGAATACAAATATTCATCTGGATTATCAAAACATCGTAAGGTATGTAATAAAAAAGAACAAAATACTATTCTGGAAAATACTTTTCAAGAAAAACCTATTTCTGAAAACACTTCAGAATATATAACAAAAGATATGGCGTCGGAAATAATAAAGCAAAACAACGAATTTAAAGAAGTAATGTTGAATGATTTTAAACAAGTAATGTTGAATGAATTTAAACAAATGATGTTGGATATGGTAAAAAATAACAACATAACAAATAACACTACAAATAACACCACTAATAACGCAAATTTCAATTTAAATTTCTTTTTAAACGAACGATGTAAAGATGCTGTAAATATAATGGACTTTATAAATAATATACAAATAGAATTTTCTGATTTGGAAAATGTAGGTCATCGTGGTTACATAGAAGGCGTTACACAAATAATTTTGAAACATATGAATGATATGGATATTGAAAAACGACCAATGCATTGTACTGATGTCAAACGAGAAACTATCTATATAAAAAATAAAGATACTTGGGATAAAGATAATGAAAATAAAACAAAAATGAAACAACTTATAGAAAAAATAAAAGAAAAAAATTTGAATAAATTAGTTCAATGGAGAGAAGAATACCCTGAATGTAAAGACCAAAAAAATAAAAAATACGACTTTTTTATAGATATTTTTAGTAATTTGCTAGGTGGTCGAGAAAAAAATAAACTTGACGAAAAAATAATAACAAACATAGCCAAAAATGTTCTTGTTGATAAAAGTTCATAAATATATAATTTATTTCACTAACAATAAATTATATATCCCAAATTACAAAAATCTATTCCTCCAATCCTAATAATTTATCAATTTCATAAGTATCCAGACCTTGTTTTTCCATATCTTTCTTCTTTTTCAACAACGCCTTTTTATCACCTCGTGATAATTCCTTTTTCTCCTTAACAACTTCTATTTTATTTCCAAGCGAATCAAATTTTTCTTCTTCTTGGTCAAAAGTCAGTTTCTTAGCATTTTCCTTTTCCGCTTTTTTCCTAGCTTTTTCTACTTCTTCCATCCATTCTGAACCAAATACACTCAAATTACCAGAATCCAATAACCATTTTTCAGGACAAATTTCCTTATAAAATTCTTCATTGTGTGAAATTAATAAAAGACCACCTTTGAATGTTTTGATAGCACCAGTTAAAGCACCCAAAGAATCTCTATCCAAGAAGTTAGTAGGTTCATCTAAAATAACCACATGAGGTAAATTCCACATACAAGCACCTAATACAATTTTCACTTTTTGACCACCAGACAACATACCGATTTTACTATGTTGAGCAAATTGTGGCTCTAACCCAAAATTATCCAAATGTTTTTGAATTTCACCAGTGGTTAATTTACGTTGTCCTAACATATTTTCCATAGCCAATTTCTCATCAAATTCTTTCACCATTTTCTCATATCCCATTTGTACCAATTCACTTTTGGTAAACCATTGCGTAATTTCACTTTCCGATTTACATTCATATTCATTTTCGCGCTTACCAGTTCTTCTGCTTAATATTTCAGCAATAACCAAATATTTATTTTCCTTTGCCTTTTGTTTAATAGCCAGTAATTCTTCTTCGCTCAATGTCAAACTATCTTTACTGGTTTGTTCTTTATCATAACCAGCACGATATCTCCACATAATATATTCAACAGGAGTTTTATCCAAATGATTTTCAATATGATGAAAAGCGTGCTGTGCTACATAAGCAACACGAACATTTGGGTGTCTTTCAATAATACCTTTATTTGGTTCTAATTCGCCCACTAAAATCTTAATAAGTGTAGATTTACCAGCACCATTCACACCGACAATGGCAACTCTGGAAGCCATAGATACCTGAATATTAACATCAATCAATTGTGGTTTAAGAGCAGTAGGATATTGAAAATAACAATTCTTCATTTTTAATACGGATTTTGTAAGTGATTTAACACCTTCAAGATGCCCTGGTTCAGGAAAATTAAACGATACATTATCATTTGTTAATTCATAATATTGTTTTGCCTCAGGTTTTTGTTTAACAAAATCGGATAAATTACCACGATAGAATTTCAATTTCATATTTTCATAGTGAGTAATGTTCGTACAAACAGCATCCAAAAATCGCGTATCGTGTGAAACAATTAAACAAGTAGTTCTTGTCAAACCTTTTAAATAATCAACTAACCATTTTATTGCGAACTGATCCAAATGATTTGTAGGTTCATCAAGAAGTAACATATCAGGGTTTAATAACATAGCACGTGTTAAAGCTAATTTCATACGCCAACCACCAGATAAAGCAGTCACTGGTCCGTGTATCATATTATCTTCAAACCCTACATTTTTTAATCCATCTATAATCTGGTCGTTTACTATACCATTTTCAATGACTTTTTCGTCTTTTGCTACATATTCTAATACACTTGTATCTGAATTATTACCTTGAATATCGTGTTCAACATAGACACTTTTTAAATCTTCTGGAAATTCCTGTAAATTTTTATTAGCAATCGCTTTCATTAATGTAGATTTACCAGCGCCGTTTGGACCAACTAAACCATATTTTCTACCAATCTTTACTTTGAATGGTGTTTGATGTAAAAGAACACGAGTACCATAAGCTAATGAAAATACACAATCACATAAGTTTTCCTCATCGTCTTCAGGGTTATATTCTTCAACTGTAATAGAATTAATAATAATTTCTTTTATTTTATTTATATTATCAGACAGTTCACTAATATCAGCAATAACAAATTTCAAATAAGGTTCCATACATTGAACCCAAATATCATCAGTTTTAATTTCATTTTTCACCAAATTCCAAGTTAAATCAATGGAATGGTCTACCAAAAAATTGCGTTTATCTTCATCAATAAATTGATAAAATGTTTCCTTACAATTATCAATTGTAAAACTATCAAGTGATTTATTAACACCTTGATTATAAACATTTGTTAAAACATTCTTAGAATTCAAACAAACATTACGAATTTCCACTTCAGCAATTTCTTCATATCCTTTTGTTAAAACAGGTTCTAAAATAGGATAGAAAATTTTTGCGTAAACCGGATTTTTCAGTAACTTCACCAAAGTTTCAATAACAACAGCAGCACGGCGTTGGTAAATCATTTTACGCTCACGCATTGATTTTGTCAATAAAGGAACAAGAAATCCCAAAGTAGGAATATCAATATCATTCACAAACGGTGTAGAAACTAAAGCATCCAATGCTTTTTGAATTTCTTGTGAAGGATTCAAATATGCTGAAATAACAATCGGAATAAGATGTTTAATATCAACATTTTCAATAGAGTTACAAACAGCATTAAACGCATTCAATGTTTGGGTTTTTACTTCTTTTTTAGGGTCACTACTAATAGTGATTAAATTTAAAATAATATCAGGCATATTTTGAGAAGTAACTTGTGGGTAATAACTGGCAAATTTTGCTAATAAAATCAAAGAAAATTGCTTTATTTGCCATTTCATAGATTTCATACCCTCAAATAAATACTGAGATAACTTAGAAAAGCAATATGGATTTATTTTTTGAATAATTAAATCGCCTAATTTCAATGATTTTTCATTCAATTTAAAATCAGTAGAGTAATTCAAGATTTGTTCAAACGAACTTAATATGGATGGTTCCATAAAAGTTTGATATTGATTTTCTAATAAATTAATTTGTTCATCAATATCAAATAAAGAGAATGTAAATAATTCAGGAGTTTTTTCCATTAAACCACTAGAATAAGTTATATAAATTTATATCTTTATATAAGTTGAAATAATATTTTATGTTGAAGTGCAATCTTTTATAGTGCGTTCTTATAATTAACAACATATGGATTACCTTTCAAAGCATCTAAGATATCACTATTATTTCTATCCATTTGAATGCCTTGGTATAAATTATTATGACCTTGTAAATGACCCATGTTTGCCACGTCAGCAGATTGGTATGGCATGGTAGCAGTAACTGGTCTATTATTTTTCAAGAAATCGTCGCGATTAATTTGACGCATATTAATATTACCATTCATTAAGCTCATATTTCCAGGAACCATTCTACCATCTATAGTAGAACTTTTGATATCATTATTTCGTTGATTGTATTGTGCTTCATATGATTTCATTTGGCGTGTTCTATCACCAGCACCAGCAACACCGGCATAATAAAAATCACCAGTGCTAATTCTATTATTATTAATTGGTTGATGTTGTGTTGTTTCATAAGCACCTCCGCGTTGGTTACGGTCAACATTCATATGAAATTTAGAATTTTCAGTAGTTTCACGAATAGTAGGGGCTGGTCTATCAGCAGGATTGAATATATAAGATTCTTTTACAACAGTACTAGGGTTTTGATATGGTCTTAATGTGCCAATAACATTTGTTTTTCTGGTAGGGCGTAATACATCTAATAATGGAGCAACAGCCGCACCTAAACTACCACTTACTAAACCATAATAACTTTCTTGATGATTAGCACTACGATTATTAGGATAAGCTCGTTTTGCTTTCATTTCAAAATCAGCATCAGTAGCATAATTACGACCATTTGCGTTAGCAACTGCTAATGGAACTTCACCTAATTGTTGATTATGGGATGGCATATATTCACCTGTAACATATTCGGATGAATTTTGAAATCCAGCAACACCTACATAATCAGTTGTAGTATGTTGTCTTGCTGTGTCTTTATAAAAAGTAGTAGGAATACCTTGTAAAGTTTGCCCTTTTTCAACACCAGTTGTGGTAAATAAACGGTCTTCACCCATTTCAAAATGTCGTTCAGGGCGGTTTTTCTCCATTCTACCCATTTGTTCATGAGTACTTATATTTTTTATATGACTATTAGCTGGGCCTTCATGACCAATCATCATTAAACCTCCTGCTTTTGGTTTATTTGCTACACGTAAATCGTCAGCAGTTTTAGGTAACCAATTTTCACGCATCATCATACCAGAATTGAAACCATCACCACCTTGAGTAGTATAACCTAAACCTAACCCTGGACCAACTTTTTCATCAGCAAACGGTTTTACGTTTGCCATTCTCATACTGGGATTTACACGAGATTGGTAAAAATCAGTCATATTTGGGGCACCATGAGCCCACTGTTGATTTTCGGATGGTGAAAATAAAGGCGCAGTTTCTTTTTTAATAATAGTTTGAGAACCAGAACCAATATAATTGTCTAAAACACTTTCATTTGAATTATTATCTACATGACGAGAACGAATATTACTACCAAAAAATGGTACCATATTGTTATGTTGAAAATAACTACTATCTACTTTTTCACCAGTCAATGAATAAAAATTACGTTGTGAATTATCAGAAGCTGAAAAAGAATCAACTATATTACTAACACTATTTGGATTGAAATATTTATCAGTATATACCCCAGTATTATCAAAACGATTAGTAGTTGATAAAGAAGATGTTTGGTCAGTTTCGGTGGATAAAATAGGATATTCACTTGGGTAATTACGATTAGGAACATTCGTATTTGGTAATCCGCTTACATTATTAGTAAAATTCTCTTTTTTTTTATTTTGATTAGTTACTACATATAATAATCCAAGAGCAACACCAGGAATAGCAAGTTCCATAGTTCTATATTATATAATTATAATACATTTATATAATATTTTTCTTAGTTTCTTTTTAAATTCTAATAAATTATCGTATTCTGTTCTCATAAAGTGTTTTTAAACATTCTTGTTTATTTCCATTCATACAAAGAGATTGTCCAGATAAATAATATTGTGTATTTTCTGTTCCTTGAATAATAGGTATAGAAGGAGTAAATAAATCTTTTTCTAAAATACGTGTTTGTATATTTTCGTGAAAACCTTTTTCAAGTCCATTCAGTGGGTTTAAAAATGGTGTTTCCCAACGGCTATGTTCTAAATCTCTAAACATCCAAGCTGGATGACTAGCACGACTTTCTTCAATAAATGGCTGAGAACTTCTATAAGATGGACGTGAAGTAGCAACAGAATGGATTTTATAATCATTAACATCTACTAAATCCCTATTCATTGGTCTGGTAAGACCGAATAAATCACTTTCTAAATTCACATTATTATCTCTAAAATTCGCACCCCAACCTTGTAAGCGTAATTGTGGGTCTTCAAAAAAAGGCAAGTCCAATCCGTTTCCAGGAGTATCTAAACGATATCTACCAGTAAATGTACTTTCTTCTAATTGTTTTTTTATTCTAGCAGGGTCATCATGAAATCTTGTAAAAGACATATTTATATTACTAAGTTATTATATAGTTGGAAAAATAAATTAACAAAAAATTAATTAAACAATAGAGAACTTATTAATATAATAAAAAAATTTTGGTAAATGCCTAAAATATGTCTAAATATGATTGTAAAAAATGAAAGTAAAATAATAACTCGTTTACTAAAATCAGTGTTGCCATTAATAGATAGTTATTGTATTTGTGATACAGGTAGTACAGATAATACAATACAAGTTATACAAGATTTTTTTAGAGAAAAAAATATACATTCTGGTAAAATAATTGTAGAACCATTCAAAGATTTCGGTTACAATCGAACTTTTGCGTTGAAACAATGTTTAAATATGGATAATGCTGACTATATATTGTTATTGGATGCAGATATGATTTTGGAAATAGACCCAATGTTATCAATTGATGATTTCAAAAATAATTTAACCCATGATGTTTATAATGTATTTCAAGGTTCTCCTTCTTTTATTTATAAGAATACCCGATTAATCAAAAACAAAATTGGAATGTCTTATTGGGGCGTTACCCATGAATATCTAAATGCACCCAATGGGTCAACCAGATTTACTATAACAAGAAATCAATTATTTATAAACGATGTAGGCGATGGTGGTAGTAAACAAGATAAATTCTTGAGAGATATTCGGTTATTAGAAAAGGGATTGGAAGAGAACCCAGACAATGATAGATATACATTTTATTTAGCAAACAGTTATAAAAACTCAGGGCAAATGGAAAACGCTATAAAAACATATAAAAAACGTATCATTTTAAGTGGTTGGCATGATGAAATATGGTATTCTTATTATTCAATGGGGCAATGTTATAAAGAATTAGGAAAAATGGAAGAAGCCATTGCTGCTTGGATAAATGGATATGAATTTTTACCAAGTAGAATTGAGAACCTTTATGAAATTGTAAAATATTATAGAACAACTGGTAAAAATACATTAGCATATACTTATTATAACTTAGCAAAATATGAAATAAACAGAAAAACCGACTTTGATAATTTATTTTTAGAAAAAGATATTTATGATTATAAATTGGATTACGAATTATCAATTATCGGTTATTATTGTAACTGGGATAATTATGATTTAGCCAAAGTAAGTATGAATATTTTATCAAATTCAACTACGATTGATTATATTTTTAAAAATGTTCTCAGTAATTATAAATTTTATACGAAAGATATAGCGAACAATCAAAACAATGAAAAACAACAAAAATACAAAGATAAACAAGAAAAAATAGAAAAACTTATCAATATTTTAAACCAAAATACAAAAGAAATGTTTAGAATTATGAATATAGATAATGACGAATTTGTTTCAAGTAGTCCTACTATGTGTTTGTCCAATGAAGAATTAATTGTAAATACTCGGTTTGTAAATTATATCATAAATGAAAAAGGTGAATATATAAATAAAGAAAAAATACATACGATTAATGTAGTAACAAAATATGACATAAATGATTTAGATAATATTACTAAAAAACAAGAATTCATTATGAATTATAATAAAAAATATGATAGTCTTTATCTCGGATTAGAAGATGTTAGAATAACTCAACATGATAATAAAATACATTATTCATCAAATCGTGGTTTAAAAATGGGTAATATGGAAGTAGAATATGGGGTGATTGATTTAGAAAATCCAGAAAAAATACATTCTACATTAATGAAAATAAAAAATCAAAATCAAATAGAAAAAAATTGGGTATTATTTGAAAATAACGAAAAACAATTAAAAATGATATACAGATGGAACCCATTAACCATTGGTAATATAGTACCAATTCAAGGGAAAGAAACAGATATATGTTCAAATGGAATATCACCAATATCAAAGATGGAAATAACGGATGAAATTGATACGCCCCATTTTTTCAAGTGGTTAAGGGGTTCAACAAATGGCGTTAATATTGGTAATGAAGTATGGTTTTTGTGTCATTTAGTAAGTTATGAAGAAAGACGATTTTATTATCATTGTATGGTTGTTTTAGATAGTAAAACAATGAAATTAAAAAAATATACAAAATTATTTACTTTTGAAAAATCACCAGTAGAATATACATTAGGTATGGTTTTAATAGATGAAACATTATTAATTGGTTATAGTATTATGGATAAAGAAACAAAATATATGGGCATAAACACAAATGATTTTGAATTCATACATATATAGGATGAATTATAATGAAGGCAAAGAACAAGGTTTATACGATTTTCTATGCCATTGTGTAATACCATAATCACGAATACCATCCAAATGCTTTTTAGTTCCATATCCTACATTGGTATCAAGACCATAATGTTCAACTAATGTAGGATGTTCACAACATAACTCTGCTATATAATCATCTCGAGCGACTTTAGCTAAAATACTTGCTGCTGCGATACCCATATATTTAGCATCTCCTTGCTCAATAGTCACAGCAGGTAATTCGCATATATATTCTTTTCTATCATCATACCAAATATATGGTACAAAATAATTACCATCAACAATAGCCATAAATTCATTTCGATAATCGTTTTCTATTTCATAACACAATCCTTTTTCTTTTAATTTTTCAATAATATTACGAATACAAGAATGCATACCCCGCATAACTGCTTGTAAAATATTAATTTCATCAATCAATTCAGATTCAACATATTCAATATGCCAAACAAGAGCATTTTGTTTGATATATTCAGCAACTTCTTTTATTTTTTTCTTTGATGTGAATTTTTTACTATCTTTTATATCTTTACCATCAAAAGACCCATCTTTAGGTAAAACAACACATCCGATATATGCTCTACCAAACAAACACCCTCTACCTACTTCATCCAAGCAAATTTCAAATTTATTTTTATTATCATAGATTAAATCTAATATTTTAGGTGGTAAACGAGTTTTAGGTGTTTTAGACATATTATACCGATGATATACAATTGTAATTTATTTATCTTAATTAATAATTATAATTAAATTCAATTTTTATAAAATCTATCATATATTTTCGTTGTATAATTTATACTTTTTTAAAATATAATGTCATTAAAATTATCACCATTAATGTTATTTTTAATATTATTAATAGTTTTAGTAATATCTATTGTATTTGGAAATACATTGAATTTAGAAAGTTTTGTATCTTTTGGTAATAGCGTTAATAGTTTGGATAACATAAATATTCCACAATACAATAAAACCAACACAGTTTATAAACTATACGATAATTTATATTATGATAATAAAAATGGTAATTTAATTGAGGTAAATTCAAGTGCTTATGTGTCTGGTAATACAGATTTAACTGGTTCAACAATTAATGCCATTTATGTAACTCCTCGTGAAGGACAAAGCACAACTACTTATTATAATCAAGTATCTGGAAATACAATGTTAAGTGTAAATACTGATAAAAGTATGTTAAAATCTGTACAATCATCATACACATCTTGGACATATCCTACACAAACCACTACTACTGATTCATATATGGCATTTTATTTTCCTTGGGATACTACTACTTATATTCATATTATAAATAAAACGCAAAATCAAAATGTAGTAACATATATGTTTAGTCAAGTAAATACTATGGATCAACGAATGTATGTTAATTCTCCTATTACATTGACCCCACCAACTAATAATAATTATTATAATAATGTTTATGAAACAGATAATATATATAGCACTACAAGAAAACTATACAAAATTAGTGATTATATAAAATTTGATACTTCTAATGCTAATTTGATAATAAAATCAACAGATAGTTCAATAAAAGTATATGATAGATATAATAACCCAACAACAATTACAGCGCCTATTACTAATTTATCCACTAATATATCAAATAGGGATTATGGTTCTTGGATAGTAAATGATGAACGTGGTTCAATGGTTTTATATATCCATATAGCATTGAAAACTCTTATAGCAGTTATTCAAAAAGATGCTGCAAATAATTATAAATTAGTAAATGTTTGTAGGTTTCATCAAGATGGGTTTGATAAACAATCAAATACTACTATAACATCAGGTTCTACAAGTTCAACAACTGGTTCTTCATCATCTAGTACTACATCATCGAGTTCTACAACAAGTATTAACGGTATACCACAATCAGCATTATCTGAATATTTTAAATGGTATTGGTTCTATAAAACAAACCAAAATAAAAACAGTAGTACATCAGAAGATTATATATTAAAAACACAAATCGTACCACCAGTATGTCCATCATGTCCTGCATGTCCAGGAGGATGTTCAGGTAGTGTTTGTGGAAATTGTGGTGGTCAAGGTGGTTCAGGCACATTATCTACATCAGGCAATACAGTAGTTCAATCTACAAATATTCCAGGTGCTGTGGCTTCGTTGGGCACAACTGCTGGTAATGTAGCTGGAAAAACAATTGACGCTACCGGTAAATTAGTAGGTGGAGCAGCAAATCTTGGCGAAGAAGCAGTAAAAGGTACTGTTGGATTAGCAAAAGAAACTGTAGGAGGCGCTGTAGGATTAGCAAGAGAAGCAGGTTCAGGATTAAAAAGTTTATTAACTCCTCGACCAATGGATGTAAGAACAGGACAAATTCAATCAGGACAACAAGGACAATCTCAATATGGTTATAATGGACAAGTATCTAAATACGGAACACAAACAACAGGAGCAGACAATTATTCATATTATGGTGCTCTTCCACAAAAATCAAGTAATTTTATGCCTATTACTGCTGACTTCAGTGCTTTTGGTAAATAAATATATATTTTATAATGTAATATAAAATATATTTATTATGCGTTAAAATATATAAAATTTAAAATGATGTAAATATAGTAAGGGATTCAATACAATGAATAGTATAAATATAAATTCAATATTTGAAAGAGAAAAAATCGCGAATGAGATAAAAAATATTTTATTGACTTTTGATGAAAATTGTAAAAATATAAAATACAAAAAAGGCATATACATATATGGTTCTCCTGGTTGCGGTAAAACACAATTTGTATTGAACTTATTAAAAGAAATAAATTATGATATAATAAAATATGATGCTGGAGATGTTCGTAATAAATCATTAATAGATACAATAACAAGTAATAATGTATCTAATCGCAATGTTCTCCAAATGATGACAAAAGAAGTTAGAAAAATAGCGATTGTTATGGATGAAATAGATGGAATGAATAATGGCGATAAAGGTGGTATAACAGCATTAATAAAATTGATAAGACAGAAAAAAACAAAAAAACAGCGAATGGAAAATATGACTATGAACCCAATTATATGCATCGGTAATTATTATATGGATAAGAAAATGCGTGAATTAATGAAAGTATGTAATGTATTTGAATTGAACACACCAACAAATTCTCAAATAAATAATTTGATTACAAAATTAATGCCAAATATAAAATCCAACCAGAAATCATTGAAAGAAAATATTATAAAATACATTCAAGGCGATTTACGTAAATTGAATTTCGTAAATGACATTTATAAAAAAACTCCTCAATTATTAAATAATGAAATTATAAAAAATATATTTCAAATGAAATCTTACAATGAAGATTCCAAAAAAATTACACAAGAGTTGATAGAAAAACCGATGAAAATAGAAGAACATAATAAATTTATGAACGAAACGGATAGAACAATTGTAGCACTTTTATGGCATGAAAACATAGTAGATGCTTTATCATCAAATTCACAAGAAATATCATATCCTTTTTATTTAAAAATATTAAATAATATTTGTTACTCGGATTATATAGATAGAATAACATTCCAAAATCAAATATGGCAATTTAACGAAATGAGTTCTTTAATGAAAACTTTTCATAATAATAAATTATATCATGATTATTTCCCAGATAATAAAAAAAAATCATTAGAAATACGATTTACAAAGGTTTTAACAAAGTATTCAACTGAATATAATAATATATTATTTATTTATAATTTATGCCAAGAGTTGGATATGGATAAAAAAGATTTATTATCATTTTTTCAAGAAATGCGATTACAACATGGCGAAGATTTTTATAATAATGTTGATAAAATGACTGATATTATGAAAATATTTGAAAATTATAATATTACAAAATTGGATGTTAAACGAATATACAGATATTTAGATAAAAATGTTAAAAAAGATATTCAAGTAAATATTGAAGAGTTTGACGAAGACGATTATGAATAATAATTTACAAAATATATAAATATTATTATTTATATATTATTAACAATGACTAATAGAATAGTAAATAAAATAGAGTTACCAGATTTATCAATATCAAAAGTTGGAGTAATTTATGTATATTATGAAAGAAAAAATGAGCAAAAAAATCAAACCAACCTAGCATTTTTTTTAAAATATGCTTTGAATAATAAAATATGGCAAAATATAGATATAAATTATTTATTTATAATCAATGGTTATCAATGTGAAGTTTCTATACCAGAAAAGTCTAATGTAGACGTTTTAAAAGAATATAATTGCCATGATTGGGAAGCTTATGCTAATGGAATAAGATTTTACGAAGAGAAGTTTAATAAAAAAATATGGGAAATATTTGATTATTTATGTTTAGTAAACTGTAGCGTTTTGGGACCAATTTATGAATCATCCTTAAATACTCATTGGTTATCTCCATTTTATAATAAAATGAAAAAAGATAATGCGGTCGCTTGTAGCCCTTGTATGTCTTTTTTACCAGAAACAGACGGCGCTGGTTTGGGACCAAGATTAGTGGCGACATTTACATTCATAAGAATAAATGAAGAAATTATAAATTTATTAATAAATACAAAAATATCATTTTGTGATGAAACAAGTAAAAGTCCAAATGTAGCTGATGATAAAGATAATACAGTTTTAGGTGTAAAATATAGTAAAATTGATGCTATATATACTGGTGAATATGGTTTATCCAGAGTATTATTGAAACATAATTATAATATTACATCTTTATTATATCATGATATTGATATATACGATAAAAATAATTGGAATATTAATAATAATATAGCACCAGATAGGTTTAATACATTTAATGGAGAAAATATACCATTATCTACTGTATTTATAAAGAATATTTGGAGATGGGATGATTGGTATGCTAGTTATCCTGTATTATACGATGAATGTATGGAATTTGTTTTTAATAAATGTAATATGAAAAATATATTTTCTATTAACAATATGGAATATAATTATGATTTGTTGTATGATAATTTTTATAATAATAAAGCATTAAAATTTGATAGAATTTATACAGAAACTATTTATAATAGATTTAATCGCCAAGATGAAATAGTATTGTTCAATAAGCCAGATAATGAAACCCATAATTGTGTTATTTATTCACATTATGATGAAGATAATTCTATAAAAGATTATGTTATACAAGGTTTAAAATCATTGATTTATTTAGGTTATGATATAATTTTTTTAACTACATGTACAAAAATAGAAAATATAGATTTATTACCGTTTGAAATTATCTATATTGAAAAGAGTAATGAGCTACAAGATTGGAATAATTGGTTAATTGGTTGTAACATTATTAAACAAAATAATTTAAACTATGAATGGATATTATTTTTAGATAATAGAATTTTATTTCCAATTAATGGATTAGGAAATTTTAAAAATACTGTTATTAATATTAGAAGTCAATGTGATTTTTGGTGTCATTGGGAAAATTATGATGCGCGAAATTTATTAGAACCTCCAATTGAATTTAAATTTAAATTAATAGATTATATAATGAATTATATTCATAGTTTATTAGTTGCTTCACAAAATAATAAACCATTAGAAATAGATTTTATTAATTATTTAATTCAAAACGGATTTACTTATAAAATAAATGTTTGTAAAGAAAAATTAAATATAGATGACAATGAAAATACAATATATAATCCAATAGTTTTATGTCAATGGATATATGATAACAATACTTTTGCTGTAAATTGGGAATTATGTAAACAACATTTACAATCAATAGTATTAACACCTGAGTTTAATTATTTAACAAGATATTTACATCACGAATAAAAATATTATTATAAAATTTATAAAATAATAATATTTCAATGTAACAATTTAATCATCTTCAACCATAAATTGAGGAGTAGTTTTAGAAATATTGTCAGTTATATCAGGCGTTGTACTTATATATTCATCACCGATTTTTTCTTTAATTTGAATTTCAGGTTGAGGTTCTTGTTTGACAGCTACTGATTTTCGGTTTAATTCAATAATTTTCATTTGTAATTGAACAATCATTTTTTCAAGTTCTCCTACACGTTTTGACTGTGTTTCATTTTTTTCTTTTAATTCACCAATAAATTGCTGTTGTTGTTGCATAATATCAACTGCTTCTCGTGGTGAGATAACAACAGGTTCTTTTCCGGGTTGTTGTAGGATAATTTGATTAGCGTTTTTTTCATTATATTCTTCTTGTGCTTTTTTTAACATTTCAGCACGTTCAGCTTCAATCTTTTTTATTTGTTCTAACACATCTGGCTTCATTTTAGGCAATCCAGGTTCGTATTTTTCAAGTAATTTGTCAATTTTATTCAAGAAAAAATCTTTAATAGGGTCTTCGTCTTTGAATTTAATAAAATCATTTACAGTTTTTGGAGAATCTTTTAAATAATCTGGATGTGGATTTTCTAACATTTTACGTTTATCAAATGTATTATGTTCATGTGAAAATACTAAAATAGTTTTCATTGGGTCTAATTGGACAAACGGAACTGTATACTCCTTTAAAAAAGCTCTTTCTTCTGCTAAAGCCGCATGGTCTTCATATCTTGTTTGTTTTAATAATTCTGCTTTAAAAGCAAAAGTGCCAGCAGTAGCATGGTTTGGTCCATAAGGACCACATTGAACCATTCTTTTTAATCCTTTAAAATAAATATATATTTCACTAGAACCGGCACATAGGGCTTCTTTATTACCTTGTAGTCTTTCTACGGCATGAGAAATTCTATCAGGAGGATAATAATCATCATCATCCATATAAACAATTATGGAACCTTTGGCGTGTTTGTGCATGTAATTACGTTTAGTACCTAAAGGAACTTTTTCAGGCAATTCAAAATATTTGATTTGAGGGATATTTGCTTTTTCTACTAAATCTTTTATTTTATCGGTTCCATCATCAACTATAATCCATTCAATACGGTCTTTAGGATAATTTTGATTATTGAAACAACGAAACATATTTTCAATAAATGGGCGTCTGTTGAATGTAGGAGTACATACACTTACAAATGGAAGTTGTTTTTTCTTATTATTTTTTCCCATCTATATATATTTTATTGTTTTATTTTTATGTAGTTATATACGAAAATTATTATTTTAATATTTGAGGTATTTTTGGTATTTCAGGCACTTCAGGTATTTTACTAGTCAGTTCATTAGGTAATTTAGATATATTATCAGTATATGCTTTAGCTGCGTTTTCAAAAGTTTTACTTGTTTCAGAAATCGATTTAATAGTATTTGTGGTTTCATTTACAAAATCATTAGCACTTTCACCAATATCATTAGCTATTTTTATTGTTTTGGTTGCTTCATTTACTAAAGGTTCTGCTTTTTCAATAATTGGTTTTAATATTTCTTGTGCTAAATCAGATACTAATTTATTAATTTCTGCGAAAAACCCTAATGTTTCTTCATTCTTTTCTGAAGTAGGAATTGGATTTATATTATCATTAAAATCCAAATATATTTGTCTAGAAATGATGTAAAGAAAAAACAAAATAAAAGAGATGGTAATGATAATTAAGTTAAATCTTAAGTTATCGTTTTTAATAAATTTCGGTTTAACATAATCAGCAATAGCGCAAATAAAAATTATCATAAATGTAATACTTAAAACATTACTATATAAGAAACGGTCTACAATAAAATTCAAAGCATTCTTAATAGGCGATTTTTTACTTTCATTATTATCTTTAATATATTCATTCATTTTTTCAAACATATTTTTTTGATTACTTGTAATACCAAAAAAATCAGTAATTCCAACATTGAATAATATACCAAAAAAAGACTGATACAAAATATAAAAAACACATAAAATACCGCCAATAGGGACACTTATTAACATTATAAATATAAATCTCATAAAAGCAGTAATAATACTAAAAGGAAGACCCATAAAAAAATCAGCAAATGAATGAAAAGTATATCCAGGCGTTTTCACAATATAACCAAAATTATATGTTCCAAAGAAATATCCTAATATTAAAATAAAAAACATCATACCTATAACAATATTATTAGTATTTCCTATTAAAATATCCTTCAAAAAATTAAACAACCATTGAGAACAATATTGAATAAAAAATAACATAATAATAAATACAATAATAAAACAACCCTTTAAATTGAAAATTATTTTAGAAATATTTGGTATTTTTTCCATCATAATATTTTGTAAATATTCTACAAACATCAAACAATAAATGAAAAAATAATTTATAAATTTATAAATCATACCCCAAAAATCAATTCTACTAAAAGATTTATTTTGGAAATCATATGTATCCAATATAGGAGTTTTATAACGATGACCTAACAATTCGGGTTCTGCATTATCATTATGATTATATCTATAATACATTAAAAAAAACCAATTATAACAAGCAAAATAACTCAATAAAATAGTCTCAAACCAACCGATATATTTTTTAACTACCAAAACATCACTTTTTTCCGGTTTAGTTCCAGAAAAAGCACGCGCGAATAAATATGCTTTATTATAGTTAAAATTATCTATTTTTTTAAAAATATTATCAATGAAATTAGATAAAATAACACGAGGGTCTTTACTATTATCTTTTTTACTTGGTGTGTCTACGCCATCAAAGTCTTTATCTGGTAAACCTAAAAAATTAGGGTCATCTGTAGTAACACGACTTTTTAAACCTTCTATAATAGGTTCTTTATTTATTTCTTTTTCTTCTTCTCCTTCTTTTTCAACATCATTAATATTTTGTAATAGTTCAATTCCCTTATAATTTTCTAATTTTGGTTTTTTATTTTTTTTTATTTTTTTTATTTTATAAATCATATTCATTGTTTGGAAGTTTTCATCACTGTTACTTTGCGTTTTATATCTATCACTAAATAAACTATTATTCCATATAGTTTTCTCATTACTCATATTATAACAAAATATTTATTATATTATAATATATTATATATTTTTCGCAATTATTACCAAATAATTATCTGGCATACATCATACCGGCATTTCCACCAATAAATGACAATACATTATATCGTTCTTCAAATAATGTCATATTGAAATTATATTGATATAATCTCCAATTGGATTTTCGTATACCTATAGGAGTTCCAACATCATCACAGATAACATCAAATTTAGAACTTATATCATCAATAGGTGGAACATAGGTTGTAATTTCTAATTCAATATTTTTAAATTTGCTCATATTAATTGCGCCTGATGGTTGATATTCAAAAGGACTAGTATTTAAACAAAAATTATAACAATATAATCCTTCTTTCGCAGAACCTTTTGTTCGTGTATATTTTTCAATATAATTATAAACCCCATCAGTCAATGTATTTTCACGATAATCACCATTTAATAATATTCCCATAGTTGCTAAAATAGAACGTTGATTATCGGTTTTGTAATCACCAGTTATATAAATACCTGTTCTAATAGCTTCATTTGGGTGTTGTCCGGGACCGTATATAATATTGCTTTTATATATATTAGGGATGGAATTATTATCGTTTGGTGCTAATTGTAAATTTGCTGGAATAGTTTTATATGGCCAATTTGTATAATTGCTCCATTCATTTCTTAAATTAACATCATTTCTTTGTAAATAAAACATCCAACTGGAAATCATACCATTTGAATTTAATTGTATTTTTTTTGTTCCCGTTATATTTTCAAAATTATACTGAAATACATCTTTTACTAAATATACTTGGTCTTGTAATGCGAATACCTGCGTTTCCTCTTTTGATAAAAAGCAATAGGTTGCTAATAAATGAACATCAGCATTCCAAGTAGAAATTTTATTCGGATAATTAGAAGAAATAATTACAGGAGATGGCGGGGTTTGTAAAAATCTATACATTTGGAAACGGTCTTCATTAAAATCTGGTTGTACATAAGGATGTCTATATTGATTATCAAATACATCTCTTACTTGAAATAATTCTTGTATAGGTCTTAATGTTACGCTAATAACTAATTCGTTATATTGTAATGAAATTAGCGGAAAAGCACATCTGCTATCTAATGTAAACCAAGTATTTATTGGTATATATAAATTTCTACCACGTATAGATGGTTCAGAACCTGTTGTATTACTTGTATAATACACTGCTGGATAAGTATTCGCACGAGCAAAAACATTAGCAGGGTCATGAAATTCATCTATATGTCCGGTCATTTTGTTATATAATTCTTTTTTCTCTGCTGAAAAATCGCGTTCAACCATAGCAGCCAAATATTCACCAGTATATTTTTGAAGAGTAAGAGAACCACAAGTTATGCTAATTTCTTTTATCATATATGTTCCCAAATTTTCAATCCAACGAAAATCATATGATGCCCAACGATTATCGGTTTCATTACAAGGGTGATATAATGGACTCCATATATCAGGTATAGTTACAACTAAATACGTATCCATTAATAATTCAGCATAACGAGGTATTTTGAATGTAAATGTAGAAGGTTCTGTTAATCGTAAATCTCTTAAACCATCATAATCTATACGAAATTTTTGAAGTCCAAAATTACTATATTTAGAATAAGTGACTTTAAAAAAAGTTTTACTAGGATTTCCAGTCAATATAACATTGTTATTACCAACAGAAATAATATTTAGTAATCCTCCAGCCATTATAAATGATTATATATTATATATATTTTATATATTATTATCGTTATATATTTTATTATGGAAATTTATAAAAAAATTTTAATTTTAATATTAATAATATTATTTTTTTATATTGGATACAGATTATTGAAAAAAATAAATTGTTGTAACAAGAAAAAATTTGAAGGTTTAGAAAATTTAAATGCTACAAATGAGGATATTGAATTAAATAAACTAAAAAACTCAGAAAATATAACCCTTCAATCTATCCATGAAACTGATACTAAATTACCATTATCACAATATGTAATAAAAGCATCGTATAATAGTGCTTTAACTGGTAAATATGTAAATTCAAATATGATAAAATATGTGCTATCAAGAGGTTGTCGTTTCTTAGACTTTGAAATATTCTTAATAAATGGAAAACCACAAATAGCTTATACAAGTGATAGTAAATACAAAACAATACAAAGTAAAAATAATATATTATTAGACGAAGTGTTATCAACAATTGTGTCCAACGCATTTACTAATACATCTCCTAATATAAATGACCCAGTATTTATTCATATGCGCATTAAATCATCTGATTCTTCTAATGATGATATTTATAAAAGTATAGCAAAATCATTATCTGTTATTAAAGATTCATTATACAGTAAACCAATAGATAATAAAACAAAATTATCAGATATTATGGGAAAAATTGTCATTATTGTAGACAGCACAATTAATTATGATTATAAGAAATATACTAATTGTAAAAATAATGAAAATAATTGTTATGATTTAAAAAAATATATTAATTTAGAAAGCGGAAAAGAACTGATGAATATACAACGATATTCAGATATTTTAAATAAACAAAATACCCCTCCACAAATTATTAATGATATAAGGACTGATGTTGAATATATTAAATTAGCATTACCTGATTTTGATGTAAAACAAACAAAAAATCCAAATTTTAAATATTTTGTAGCAGACTATGGTATACAAATAATAACATATAGATATTATATAAAAGATGATAATTTAAAAAATTTAGAAGAGATATTTAATGAAAATAAATATGGAATAGTACCATTAGCAAATATGGTAAAATATTTTGAGAAAAAGAAAGAAGAAGATAGTAATTAGTATACAACTATTACAATGAAAATCTTTTTATGATATAATAAAAATCTTATTATATTATAAATGAATTATAAAAGTAAAAAATATTCTAAAAAAAATAATAAATTTAGAAATGAATTATGTTCCAATAATATGACTTTTCAAGATTGTGAATTAGCAATATTAAGAAATGCGGTTGATGAAACTGAAAAAATAAAAGGTGAAAAGATAACAAAAAACGAACAAATAAAAGATATTATTAGTATAGTTGAAAAATTTTTAAGAAGTAAGAAATTAATTTGCTATGGTGGAACTGCTATTAATGAAATATTACCAAAAGAAGTACAATTTTATAATCGCGATATTGAAATACCTGATTATGACTTCTATTCAACAGATGCTATGAATGATGCGAAAGAATTGGCTGACATATATTACAAACAAGGCTATAGTGAAGTAGAAGCAAAAGCAGGCGTTCATTATGGTACATACAAAGTATTTGTTAATTTCATACCCATAGCGGATATAACACAATTACATAAAAATATATTTAAAACTATTCATAAAGAGTCAATTAACGTAAGAGGAATTATGTTTGCTCCTCCTAATTTTTTAAGAATGAATATGTATTTGGAATTATCGCGTCCACACGGTGATGTATCCAGATGGGAAAAGGTATTGAAAAGATTAAATTTATTAAACAAATATTATCCTTTAAAAACACAAAATAATAAATGTGAAAAAATAGATTTTCAAAGGAAAATCGACGAAAAAAATGATGAAAATGAAAAATTATACATAATTACAAGAGACACTTTAATAGACCAAGGAGTGGTTTTTTTTGGTGGTTATGCTACTAGTTTATATTCAAGATACATGAAAGAAAATGAAAAACACAGAGTAAAACATGTTCCAGATTTTGATGTATTAGCCGAAGATATTGAAAAATGTGCTGATATAGTGAAAGAGCGTTTAATTGAAGAAGGATATAATAATATCAAAATAATAAAACACGAAGAAATACACGAAATAATACCAAAAAGTATAGAATTAAAAGTGGGTAAAAAAACAATAGTTTATTTGTACACTCCTATAGCCTGCCATAGTTATAATAAAATAACTATTTCTGGAAAACCTATTCATATTGCTACAATAGATACTATTTTAACATTTTATTTAGCTTTTATATATGCTAACGAACAACAATACAATAAAGATAGATTACTATGTATGGCTAATTATTTGTTTGAAGTTGAAGAACATAATCGTTTGGAAAATAAAGGATTATTAAAACGATTTACTATAGATTGTTATGGAAAACAATTAACTATGGAAGATATACGTAGCGAAAAAGCAGCAAAATACAAAGAATTAATGTATAATAAAAAAGGAAAAGAATATCAACAATGGTTTTTAAAATATATGCCTGGATATAAAATAGATGAAAAAAGTAAAACAAGAAAATTACGTTCTATTGAAAAAGAAACCGATATTGAAGTTCCAAAAAAAACTATTATCAAAGATGAACCCGGATTTTTATTTTAGATTTTTATTATTTATAAACCCATAATCGCCATCAGCACCATTATTTTGAAATAAAGGGTCTATACATTTCCAATGATGTATTTCTATTAAAGGAATACTTTCATTAGCAAGTAAAGCTCCTTTATTATATTCTGTATGTTGTAACTCAACAATCATTCTTTCAGCATTATTAATTGTATTTATTCCACCATTAATAATGTCAACCTCACAACCTTGAACGTCTATTTTTACAAAATCAGGTAAAGGGAATCCTTTTTCTTTTACTATACTATCTAATGTTCGTGTAATTTTTTCAATATAATTATTTTCAGGGAAATATTTGCCATTTTCACAACCTATTTCTCTATAATATGAATTGCCACCAGGTAAAAAATCATTTTGATAAAATTTAACTACATTATTATCTGTATTTGATAAAACACCAATATAATAATCATAATCTTTATATAAAAATTCTGCTGGTTCAAAAGCATCAAATAATATAATTTTAGCATTTGGCCATATTAATTTTGCTATATTTGCCCATTGTAATACACAAGCACCAATATCATAAATAACTTTTGGTTCAAATCCATTTTTTTTTAAATTACATAAATAATTGATATGATTTTCGGGAATGCTTTGAATATTTGATAATTGTAATAAATGTTTTTTTAATTCTTCTGTATAATTATTATTATCAATATTATCAATATTATCATTCTCTATTATGGCTTCTGATAAATCAGCACATTTAAATAAATACGTATATTGATATTGTTTCAAAAAACTCTGATTATTTGTAAAATTTATTTTTTCACATTCATGTAAATATGCTAATACTATATTTTTATTAGGAATGTATGATAATATTTCATAATTATACAAAGGATTATTTACTAATATTATTATCTTATTACAAGAAGATATCTTTGATAATATTTGTAATTCTAATAAATTATTTGTGCTTATAATAAAATCACAAGTATTATTAGAAAAATTATTAAAATTTATATAATTTACACCCAAATAAGTAGTTTCAATTATATTATTATTAAAAGAGACAAAATCAATACTGTGACCTCTATTAGATAATGTTTCAGCTAAATATAACATTGTTGTATGTGTTAATGTTAATTCTTTACTTCTTTTAGCTATTTCACCATTCCAATTTCCTACTTCAAAAGAACTTATAAAAATGAAATGCATTATTCTGTTACAGATATAAAAAAAATATATATTATAATAATTATTTTAACGAATTATATTGATATGATGATGAATGTAATAACTATTTGTTGGGCATTCTTTTTCATTTATACAGATTTCATATAGAATTTCATTTTTATAAAAAGGTTTTGTAATATTTGGTTTAATAGTATTTTTTAATACAATTTTGTTATGTTTTTTAACATTTTTAAGAATATAAATAATGAACATTATAGCCATAAAATAGTATAATAAGTCAAACATTTTAGATAAATAATAACGATTATGATTATAGTTATTATTTTTGATAATTAAAGTTCAATTTTTCAAAATTCACTAATAAAGGCTGTTACCTTTTGAACACTATAAAATAAAGAACCAAACATCATACTTTTAAATAATAATCCATAAAAATTAAAATTACCATCATCATTATGTAAAGATAGAAATGAGAACTTCTTAAATATAATAGTATTAATAATTGGTAATTGAAAAATGAAAAACAATATACAAATCAATATAGGAGTTTGTAATTCAGACAATATTTCATCAATACGACTTTCTCTGTATTTCTTTTTTTCATGTTCTCTAATATTTTTTTCAGTTGTCTCTTCATAATCGCGTATATAATCACTACTTACATTGGATTTGGGAATATAATTAGGTTGTGTTTGTTCGTCTTGTAAATAATTTGTAGTATCAATAGGAATATCTCGTGAAGGTAACCGAATTTGCTGCATATTCTGTAAATCCATTTGTTGTTGGTCTATAAATTGTTGTTTTGGACGCTTTACTGTAATTTGCTCCATTTGGGTCATATGATTCATTTGGTTCATTTGTTGAACATTGGGTTGCTGTGGTATAGGCATTATAGGATTTTGTGCTGAAATACCATAAGGATTTGGATGAACATTAATAGGCATATAATTTGTCGCACTATCCATATTGATATTATTAGATTGATTAATATTAGGATTGTATGTTGGCATTTGAACAGTAATGTTCTCAGGTAAATCAGCAATTCTGGTTGTTTTTTCCATTTAAAAACTATACAATATTGAATTATCTAAAGATTGTATAGATAACGAATTTTCAATTATTTTGAATAATATAAAAAAATATACAAAAATTATACAAGATTTTTTGAAACAGGTTCTCCAATATTAACAATTTTTTTGGTTGTATCACATTTATCAGGTGAAGTAGAATATTTATAACATTTATCCCCATGTTTATAAATTTTTCCGTCTATATCACTAATAATCGGTCCATTGAAAACAATACAATTTTTATCATTACAAACTTTTCTAAATAAACTTGCTAAACCAAGACCTAAAAGAATGGATAAAATTATTTTTCCGAATGACGATGTTATTAATCTTTTTAAATTCATCTTATATTATCGTAGTATATAATATAAGAACAATATTTTCATTTACAAACTAATAATATATATCAAATAATTTAAGATTGAGATGGAACAACCGATATTTCACCACTATTTTTTGGACAATTTACTTCAGTTTGTTTAAAAGAGAAACAAGTATCCGTTTTATCCTTATATTGTAAAACATTTACATTTTCAGGAGTAGGATATACATAAATTTTTCGTGTATCAGGCATAGTAATGTAAACACAACAAATACCGATTAATAAACTAATGATAAAAATAGGTAAATTAATATATTTAGTAAATAATCCCATTTATTTGAATTCTATATTATACTAAATGAAAAGAAATAATGAGAAATTTATTTCTTACCTTTCTTCTTTTTATTTTTCTTTTTTTGTTCAGTAGGTTCTTTCTTGTCTTCTTTTTCCATTTCTGCTAATATATCAGGATGAATATACGATTTTTCTTGACTTTCCATACCATCCAATTTAAATACAAGATTATTTGGCTGTTCTCCTTGTTGTAATGAATAATTAACTTGTTGGTCTTGAATACGCATTTGGTTTTCTAATGCTACCTTACGTTTAGCCTCTAATTTTTTTAATAATCGTTCTTTGGTAGCTTGCTGTTTCGTCATACGATTTAAAGCATTGGTATCCATTCTCATATTTTTTCCCATTCCACCCATATTTTTTGCCATATTTTTAAATAATTCTGTAAATTGGTCAGTTCCACCCATATCCTTCATTTTACCAAATAAATCACTTGCTTCTTTCATAATTTCATCGCGTGAAATTTCACCGTTTTGCATTTTAGTATCTAATTTACCACTAATCTTTTTCATCAAATCCATAATTTTTTTTGGATTTTTCATCATTTTTTTAATAACATCACTTGTATCTTTTACATCATCATCTTCTGAACCTAGAATATCTTGGAATTCTTCAGAAATTTCTTCAGCCATATCCTTAGCTAATGACCCAATTTTACCATCAAATAGAGATTTTAAATGTTCTTGCATATTATCCATATCGGGCATACCACCCCTTTTATTATTGAAAGAATTTTTGAATTCTTCATTAATACTCATATTTTCAAACATTTTTTCCATATCAGGCATTTCAAACCGCTCTTCATTATTTGATTGGTCGTTATTGTTTTCCTCCATATTTCCTGTTATATTAGAGAAAAAATCACTAATTCCAGACATTGTTTCTTTTAATTTTTCATTTAATTCATTTTCATCAATTCCATCAAACATATTCATTGTTTCACCAAATGTCGTTTTATCTTTAACGCCGCCTACAACTGTAAATAAAATTAATTGTAAATATTTCCATATTGTCTTTTTAGTATTTTCACTCACTCCCTCACAATTAAACAATAATTTAAAATCAACATTTGGTAAAAAAGTAGTATTTGTTTGACTTTCACTATCAAAAATATTGTTATTTTGATATAAGATATCAAAAAATCGTTCAGGATATACCGATAAACAATATTCAAAAAGATTTTTTAATTCTTCATCTTCTAATTTATCAACCATCCATTTTGACCATAAAAATGAATATTCTGGATATGTAATTGATAAATCCTTAGTAAAATCTATAATAACATTATTAAAATTATCAGGAATTTTTGGCGTTTCCATTGAAATATATTAATAAAAAAAATGCTTTTATTATCTTTTTATACATAAATAATAATTTACTTATAATCCAATAAAAAAAGGGATTTTTTAGATTTTTGGATTTTGTAATTTACATTTGGCTCATTGAACGCATTGTATTTAACGCCACTTCAGTAGCATAACAACTGGTGTTATCATTTGATAATTCATAATCATCAATATTATCACTATTGCTATTGCTATTACTATCATTTTCGTTATTATTACCGAAACTTGTATTAACAAATAAATCATCTGTTAATCGAAGAGGCATATTAAAGTATCTATTATCCTCTATGAATTCTTGTGTTAAATTATTAGTAGTTCTCATATTTGGAATAGGTAATGTATATTCGTGGTTGCCATCTTCATCATCTAAACACCTCCAATTCTCTGGTATTTCTTCTGAGAAAGTTGGTAATACTCTTCCAGTAATACTTCTTGAAAACAATGGTGGAGGAGGAAATTGCGAAATAGCCACACTTCGTTGTAACTTGGGCATTGCTGGAGTGACATTATATGTTTGTTGACGTCCTTGTGAAGCTGAACGAGATGTTGTATACATAACTCCGTGTTCAGTACCATATGAGCGATAAGTGATACATATATCATCACATAATGTTATCATGAATTTATCTTTTGTTAAATTATTATTTTTCATATAATCACGCATAATTTTAAAGAAATTTTTTAATTCAGTTTTAATTTCTTGTTTTTCATGATAATTTTCACAAACCGCATTTTTACTTTTAAATAATAATTCTTGAGTTCTTTGTCTGAACATATATTTTGATAAATCAACAGGTACTATTTCTACATCATCGTCATCACTAATATATTCGTCGATGTTATCTTCATTATTCTTTTCTTTTAACTGAATTAAATCTGGTAAAATATCTATAACATCTAATAATTGAAGACTATTGTTATTATCTTCAGTATTAACTCCGTATAGTTTAATATTTATATCAGCTATATTCGTCGTTTTTATATGATAATATTTTTCTATTTCACTTACGATAATTGGTTCTATTAATTTTGAATCCCAAGTATTTGTTTTCCAATTATATATAACGCCATTTTCAATAACAAATTCAGCATTTTTTATAGCAGAATATAAATAACGATGTATAATTTCACCATAGATTAAAGTAGTATTTTCCATATTGTCAACAAATAAATATTCACTATTTTCCAAATCGCTTAATTTTTGTAATAATAAAGCATTATGGTCAAATCCAAATCCTACGAAATTATTTGTAAATTTAGTATCTACAATTTTTACCAATTCGTCAGTATTAGTAATTCCGCTTGTAGGTTGACCATCAGTCATAAAGATATGAACTACTTGATGTTCTGGATTTTCAATAGAATATTGTTTCATGGTATTATTCGCTTGTTTTAATGCTTCACCAATATTTGTAGACCTGTCTGAATATAATGCGTCAATTTTTGATATAATTTCGTTTACATTATCTTGTGAAATCAAAATATTATCAATTACATTATTGACTGTTTCATTAAATGAATCAACGCGAACAAATACTTGTGTTTCTAATTTGGATAAATAATTCATCATACTACGAAATGTTTGTTTTACAACTTGTAGTTTTGTTATATTTTTATAAGCTGGTTCATCCATTGAACCAGTAGTATCAATAGTAAATAAGAATAATGTAGGAGTATTAATAATATTTGTTTTTTTTATTTTTAATGATATAATACCGAATTTTTCATTTTCATTTATAATATTAGATATTGGAAGGACATCACTACTATGAAATTCACAATAGGCATTTTCAATAATAGATGTCATGTTTAAGTTTGTAAGGTAGTTATTAGTATATAATAGAGTAATTATATATTAGTTATTAAGTAAGAGCTTGTTAAAATTAGAGTAGTTAAAACTTATAATAAAATATGTTGTTATTGTAATACCATTAAAAAAGTATTACAAAACGAATTCAATTTTTTACAAATAATCAATAATAGTATTATAGATATCATTAAATATCATATTTTCTAATACAATTTTTGCCATTTTTTTATCATGTTTTCTTTGTATATTTTCATATGTTTTCAATTTCCATTTACGTATAAATTGTTTCATATAGATATCGCCATAATATCCGCGATTTTCAGATGGTGAAAACGATGATGTAAACCTAGCGATTCTTATAATTCCTTCTGGAGAATAATGATAATTGAAATCACATAATTGAAAATCAACGACCATTTTTCCTTTGTTTTCAGGGCGTTCTACAAACATTATAGTTTTCATTGTTATTTGATAATAATATAGTTTATTATAGAATATTTTATTATCAATTTTTTGTTTTTTTCTTGATTTTTTTCTTGATTTTTTTCTTGATTTTTTTCTTGATTTTTTTCTTGATTTTTTTCTTGATTTTTTTTCTTGATTTTTTTAGATTTTTCAAACATTTCTTGTAAATGGTAAATTAGTAATATCACTCTGTTTCTCACGCTGTTCTTTAATATCTTCTTTATAATAACGAATTTTAGATAAAATATATTGTTGGTCGCGCAACATCCGTTTTCGTTTTTCTAAATCACTTAATTTATTTTTACTACAATAATAGAGGGTCAATCCTACTATTGAAACAAATATTACAAAAATACTAATATTAAATATATAATAATAAATAGTAACCCGATTATTATGACACTGTTTTAAAGTTTGAAATAAGTAATTTTTCGCCGAATTTTCAATAAGTTTTGGGTAATAAT